CTGTCTTGGCATCTTACATATAGTGAATCTGTCGTTATGGATTGTGTCTATGATATCTTCTTGGAAGTCATACATCTTGAACGGCACAAGTCCTTCATCAAGAGACACAATCTTGATGTAGTTTTTGATAAAGTATATGGGATTTTCCATACACTTCTGATATTCAAGGATTTGTTTTTTTGTCCACTCTACAGGAACATTAGATTTTTTTAGTAGAGGGTTTCCAAGGTAATGATCATAATTCTGCATAACATACTTTATATAATTTACACAAACTTTGCAGGCATTTCAGCAAATGCCATGAATAACATTGTGTTGCCGTTTCCGTTCTGTCCAGAACCAGTTGTTCTTATCTTAAATCCAGAGGCAAAGAAATCACAAGCGACAGGACTATCGGTTGCGTTTGCTGAATTTGGTTTAAGGTGAAGTCCTGGCGAATCGTTACCAAGTTTGTTTCCAAGTACATTATCGTGTGAGTACCATTGAGTGGTGATATTTCTATTTCTAACTATTACAAAGGCGGGTTTGAAACCACATTCGACATAAGGCCCATTGTTAGCAGCATTGCCAATAAATTTGCCAAATCTACTAAACCCTTCTACACTATGCCAACAGTAAGCAATATAATCATTACCGTTACCATTAGTAGCAGTACTTGTACCAACTGAGAAAACTGTTGATGTTGGATCTGCACTATTGAAAACATTTGTTGCCTGTGATTGAGAAGCAGTTTGATTTACTGCTATATAATATGTGTTATTTGCCAAATTATCGTGATAGATAATGTGATCATTTGTTCCAGATAGGTTTTTAATCCACATCCATTTAGGTGCAGCAGTTAGTCCATGTGCTACTGTTCCGTTTGAACCTGTGCCTGTGTATCGTACTATGGAAAATCCAGATTTTGTACTTGCAGTAAGTTCAGTTGCTGGAATAGTACCAGCAAGTGCATCTGACTTATTTGCACCATCAATCTTTACTGAATTAGCAGTTGGAACTGCACCAGCGCCAGCAGAGTTAGTTGCAGTAGGAGCACCACCTGCTTTGAAACACCATGCGATATGAGATGAACCACTTCTACTAGAAGCACCCCCACCAGATACCGTAAATCCATTTGCATCAAATGAAGTTAGATACCCACCACCATTATTTTGTGTATTGGCGTTAGTTGCATCAGAGAAGATTAGATTATTAGGCCCACGAATTGAGTCATTTATCAAATTACTCCAACCAGCAGTCGTGTGATTTTTGATCCAAACAAAATCGGGGCGAAAATTCAATCCTGTTACTGCCGTTGAGTTTCCTGTGCCAGTATACTCAACTGCCTTGAAGTAATCTGCTGGAGTCTCTCCTGCCAGTGCATCAAAATTTGTAGGTGTAGGTAAGTTATCTTGAGACAACGCCTTAAATCCAGTAGGAGGCGTGTACTTGAAACCCTGTTCACCAAAGTTTGCTTTCATAACAAACAAACCTGATGCAGCATTTGTACAACCTACTGCAAAACGATAAGGCCCATTTGCTAAATTAGTGTATGTAGGATTTGCATCGGTAGAAGGATCACCATCACTACCACCATCATTTGCAAACCATGTATTGTTTCTTCCAAACCAAACTTTACCAGCAGATGCATCAATAGCAACCTGTGCAATATCGCCAGGTTGGAAAGAACCCATTGCACCATTTCCAATGTTACTACCGCCATGATGGATAGAACCATTACTAACATTAGATTGAGTAAGAAACCCCCACTCATTATTACCGTCAGTTATATTTGTATTATTTGGAGCTTGGTTCTGTTCTACAAGAGTATTAACAATACCAATCTGTCCTCTATCTGCATCTTGTCTTACAACAAGAACTTCCATATAAAACTTTCCACTTGCCATCTCCAAAGTAGAATATGCCAAACTACCAACATCAGAAGTGCTTTCTGATTGAATTCTCAAATTACCTTCTGACAGTGTTGAACCAGAAGCAAGTGCGTGATTTAGTACGTTAAGTTGTGCAAAGTTTGCCATTAAAATGCTCCTGTTGGACTATCAGATGTTATTCTATATTGTCCTGTATTTATTGACTCAAAATTATTTGTGTTTGACGAATAATCTTTCCAGAAATTGTAAGTTGCGTTGTCTTTGAACGCCATGTAGACATACGAACCACCACTAGCATTTCTTGTAGTGTGATTATCTTGAAGAGTAAATCCTGTAGAAGTAAAATCAATACCAACAACACCATCTGCACTAGTATATGTTCTGTCATTAACATCTAAACTTAATGCATCATCAGCACGACCATATGGACTTCTTAGGTGATCGAAGAGTACCCAATTACCAGTACTGTCGTATCTTTTAATAATTACTAAGCCTGGACGAAATCCTAAAGCGATAGCCTGTCCAGCACTTCCCGATCCACTATATGTTCCAAATTTAGAATATCCAGTAACCTCACTCCAAACATAAGCAATATATGAGTCATTATTAGAGTTTGTTCTATTATTAGTTCCGACACTGAATAAAGTACTAGTAGGGCCAGTTGCATTAAATATAGCGGCACCACTAGTTCTGGCGCTATTATCATCAAACTTCATTGAATAATCCCAACCAATATTATCATGTCCAACCGCCCAACTTTCTGCATCTGTTAAATTCTTAATCGCAATCCATTTTGGTGCTGAGGATAATCCATGACCAATTGTGGCAGCAGATCCTGTGCCTGTGTATTTTACGATTGAGAAACCATGAGTGGGGTTTGCTTTTACTTGTGCGTTGATAGAACCAGATGTATTATTGTTTGGTGAAGTAAAGGTTATTGATGGCGCACCCTGATATGTATTGTAGTAAGTTCCATAATTAAGATCAGCATTCGATCCAGCAAGTACAACTTTTACTGTATCACCGGCCGCCAAAGCAAGGGTTGTTGAACCATTCTGTGCTGCTCTTTGTCTTACATATGATTGACTTCCTCCTGTATTACTAAGATACGCACCTCGCCAAGTCAATTGAGAAACACCATTCTTAAACAGTTCGTGAGTTCCCCAATTAAACAAAGTCATATTATCGCCGATACCAGTAGAACCAGAGGCACTTGCATTATCACCGCCTCCAGTATAACTTACAGCATAAGTTCCTGTAACGGTAGCGGTAAACTCAAATGTGTCACCTCTATAAAGAATACCACCAACAGCGCCTAATGCCTCTAACTTTTTATTTTGAACCTGTCCTGTTCCAGCATCCCAATGATATACCACATATGTACGGTTGGCACCATTGGATTCGCCGCCTCCACCAGAATTGTTTAGTTGATATCCATCATTAACAATTGCAGTAACACCGTTGATACCACTTGCATCTGCCATATTAGTATCAAGAAGCAATCTGTGTCCTTCTTCTCTTAGAGTATCATGGACTTCCCAACCACTACCACCATCTCTCCACTTGAACCAAACTAAGTCTGGATCGAAACCGACATTAGTAATTATTTGAGGTTCATTTGTTCCTTCATGTTGAGTAACTGACCAACCCGCTTCACCCTCTTGTCTAAACGGCAAATAGAAACCATTTGTACCATGCGACCCTGAGTATGCCTTAGGCTTCCAATCTCCACCATGATCCTCACCAAACGATGTTGGCGTCAATGCTGATCCGTCTACCAGATGAACTTCAGCAAGAGAACCATCCCAATGTAATGTATTGCCTGAACCGTCATCAGTTCTTGCGGCAACAAGTTGTATGCAAGTATGGTTTACAGAGGTATTTGAATTTTGTGCGTGCCAGTCACCAGTGTTTCCACTTAAAGTTTGCAATTGTCCATCTAGATAGATTTTGACTCTATTTGCCGAAGAGGACTGAGTGGTATCGACTACGAGCATAACGTGTGCCCATTCACTGTGCCCTCTAATAATACTTTCTGTTTTAACTGACTTACTTGTTCCACTAATAATCCCTTGATATTCTATCAAACCATCAGTACCAATTCTAAGAACATCACGATTGTTAGCGTCTATACCAGAACCAAATATCGCACCTTGTCCAGATTCAGCAGCAACATCAGTCTTTTTAATCCAACTAGAAAGAGTAAATATTTGACGATTTCCAGTACCACTAGGTGTTCTTGATAAATGTTGAGATCTAGCATCACTGAATGTCATACTTGAAGGAACTGGATGTGAATAGTAAAGTCTATTGACAACAAGAGTAAATGTTCTATTAATAGTTTGATTTTCGTTATCTGTCGCAGTAATTTCAAAAGTATGAGTTGTATCAGATGATACTGAAGGCGCTGTTCCTGTAAGAGCGCCCGTTCCAGCATTCAAAGATAAGAAGCCTGGCAGAGGATTTGATGTTCCAGTAGTTTGTGAATAAGCAATAGTTCCACCGTCTGGTTCAGTTGCAAGAATTGTAATACTAATTGTTGCACTTGAAGAAACTGGTGTTAAAGTAGCACCAGTGGTAAATGTTGGTGTACCGTTGATGGTAAGTCCGTTTGTCAGAGTTGCACGAAGTCCATTAGAATTCTGTACAACCACATCATAATCACCAGCAGTTTTTACTGGTGTAGTAAATGTAATGGATGTTGAAGATGCTACAGTAACAGAAGATGCAGCAGTTGCACCTACTGTAACAGTTGCACCCGATTGAAAGTTCGTTCCTGTGAGTGTAATTGTTGTACCACCAGCAGGATCAGCAGCAGTAAGAGAACCAGAATATGAAAGGTTTGTGATTGTTGGTGGAGTATCAATTGCTTGCCACTGATTCAGTCCAGCATTATATTGTTCCAAAAGATTGAAATTAGTATTATACCTTAGATGTCCAGAAGCAGGACTTGAGGGGCGTTGTGCAGTAGTTCCTACTGGAACTCTAACAAACTGATTGCCTGGCAGAGTAAACCCACCAGTAGTGTCATCCAGTTTTGCTGTGGTAATACTATCATCACCAATCGCCGTTTGTCTAATTCTAGTTAATGGCATTATTCTTTTCCTTTTAACATCTTTTGCAGTTCAGCGGTAGAACCAACAAACAATGCATTAGTTACATTTTGTGGGGCAGAGTTAGGAACTTCTTTGAGTTTCTTCATCTTTCCCTGTAAGTCGCCTAATTTTTCTGTTACCTCTGCAACTTGTTTTATTAAGTTCCCAGCAACCTCGTAGGTTCTAGGATGTTCTGATTCTCTTGCAAGGTCTAGGATACCATCTATAGCGTCCTGTCCTCTCTCAATCAGATTATAAAAGTTTTCTCTCTGATATTTATAATCATTATCTATGTCCTCATCATTCAACTTTGTTTCGGGAACAAGAACTGGTTTTGGTGGTGTTATATCTTTTACCGCCACCGACTCTGGTTCTGCAATCCCCAATACATTATCTAGAATATCAGTTTGATTTGACATTTCATACCTATGGTTTAGTAGGCCATTCGACATCATCCAAAGAAGTGTAATCCTCTGTAATATCACGAAGAGCTTGTCTATAAGCAGTTTGTGCATCTGTCATAGTCAAGTCTGAACTTGCCCACCAATCAGTTGCAGCAATTAATCTATCTCGTTCTGCACGAAGTTCTTTCATTGGTTCTGCCGCTGTCAAGTCTTGTAACTTTTTATTGACTTCATCCCAAGTAACACCCCAATCAGAAGAGTTATCTGATTCGATTGCAGTTCCATCATTAGTTGAACCTGTTACCTTACGGAACATAGATCCAAATTCGTCTGCGTTTGTTGGTTCGCCTCTAAGAACCCATTCTGTGACACCAAGGGCATTTAATGCTTGTCCTATATTTGCCATTATTTTTTCTCCTGTTTATTCATTTTATTGTGCAATCTCATATAGTGTTGTGACTTGTGGGTATAGTGTTCCATAACAGTAATATGAGTTTGAACTACTACTACTACTTCTATATCCCATAGTATAAGTTGTTGAACTAGTTGTAGCAGGACTATCTAGATAATCAAATCCGATTGAAGACCAACGGCCCGTATTACTAGTTCCAGCAGAGTGCAATGTAAATCCTTCATTACCACTCAATGCTGAACCCCCACGATATACTGTTCTATATTGATGGAGATTGTTACCTTCATTATATACCGTACCCTTATGACAAATTAAAATTTTACTATTTGAGAATTTTGGTGTAATGGTTATAGTATGAGCCGTTGTTACAAAACTAGTACTAGTGGTATAAATTTGTGTATTGAAAGTTGATTGAACCACTTGAACAATCATGCCTGGCGCAACAATAGATGAACTATCAGTACCAATAAGTCTTTTACCAGTAGGAACTGTAATTGTTGTACCACTTGCAGTGTTTAGATTATTTACGAATAAAGTACTCATTGTGATATCTCCGTGGCAATTATTCCAGCAGATCCATATTGATGACAGAATCTAGCATTACCAGAACCACATTTAACATATGGCTGAAATTTTAATACGTCTAAACTTGTACAAGTATGAAAATATACTGTGTTCATTGGTGAATAAGGATTATAATCTGCGTGTGAATATCCCATAGTATATATGCTAGCACCACTATAACCAGTACCAGTACCAGAAGCAGGAACTATTTCATACGACCCACTCCCAATTTGTTGATATAGTGCAACCATAAAGACTGCCCCACTTCCTTGTGCTTCACACATTGAAGTAAATGTTTCTACTTTAATTATACTGTTATTAAATTTTGGTGTAATTGTAATCTCTAATCCACTAGCTGCAAAGGATGTTGCAGTACCATTATAAAGATGACTACTTACCCCA